TAACTGTCATAGGTTTACCATATATTTCTCGCAAATTATTTAATTTGTTTATAAAACCCTGATCCATCTTCTCTGTGCCTGTGTGGCTACAAGTGAACTCACTAGCTTTAAAATATTTAGAATTATCCCAATCCACGCTCATAGCTTTGGTTCTTTCTTTTCCATAATTTCTTGTAACTCTTTACTTTTCTCCTTAGAGCCAGTGCTAGAGCCGAAGTAGTAGTTAATGCAACTCATTAAAGCTCCTGATAATAACCCTAAAATATATAAGGATATTTCGTAATTTTTACCAGACTCTATGTCCATGAACAAGATTGCCGACATCATGCCAAATGTAAGAAAAACGATTAAAATGGCTAGGCACGGTACGATGATTTTATTTACCATTGGGGCAAATTCTGAATTAGCGATCCGCATTTCACGTTCTCTTGCACTTGCAGTATTTGCGTGGTCAGCAGAAAGCCTTGCCAACTCCCCCGACTGCTCCATTTGTTTTAATTCTTTTAGAGCCTTTTGCTTGGCTTCAGGATCAGGGATTAATTTGTCAACTAACTTTTCACCAATCGGTAATAAACTTCCAAGTAAATTCAACATTGGTCAATTCCTCTATGCTTTGTAAAATCTTTTCATTAACTTACAACCATCCTTTGTTTCATTTACAACCCAAGTAAACCTTTCGTAGCCATTTTGACATTGATAAATACATCTCCCTTTATCAAACCAACTTAACCTACAATAAAACTCATCTCTTTTTGGAGATATAACAAGTAATAAAGTAGTAACCATTACAATAAGCATTAGCCACTCGCTTCCTTAATCATATCTATTAAAAAATAAATCATACTTATTAGTAAGGTTACTACGATGGTTATAGCTCCCCCCATCATTGTATTATAAAAGAACGCTTTACGTCTGCGTAATTGATCGTACACCTCACGTTTACGTTTTTCTTTAATTAATCTTCTTTGTCTAATAAACTCTTTGTAACCGTTAATCCCTAAATGATTCAAAGCTCCAACATAAAACATACTTTTTATCTCACGTTCTTGCTCTTCAATTTTTCTTTTGGCTACTAACGTATCAAAAGCTGCTGCTGTCTCTGATTTACTATATACAATCTTTTTAAAGATAGAAGGTTTGGCTTCCTCCTGTGACATCCATTCTTGCAAATCACTAATATGTCCTGCCCACTTAGATAAAGATTGATATACTGCATCAGCCTCATCTGCTGCCTTAGCAACTTTTTTTACAACAGTAAACGCAGTATTTGCTGCGGCTAAGATTGTAAGCGGATCCATTACTTAGCAACAAGGCTTAACAACATTATAAATATTGCACCAAATGAACCAATTAAAATCATTTCTATTCTTTTGATTCTGGCAAGAAGTGCAAGATGTCTCTCCGTACAAATCGCCTCATGAATAGAAACTCTGGTTTCCAAATTTTTTTCTGTATTCATATTACATATAATTAATATTCAAAGTAAACCTAGCCTGCTCATCTGTACAATTTGTACTTGCGTGAAGAATTGATGGATCAAACAACACAATTCTGTTTTCAACTGAGTCTATAGAATCATTTTCTATAATAGTTTTCCCATTGCATGTATTAAAAAAATACACTGCACCTTTATGTTTTATTTCATAATCTCTATGCTTGGCATGAACAATTAAATTTTCAGTTCTCGTGTAACAATTTATCTTTGCTCTTTGTAATGCAAAAATATTTAACTTTTCTAAAATTGGCACTATTTCATTAAAATAATCACTGTTCGGCACATTGTGTCTATACAAGGTATGAGTGAACATAAAATTATTTGTTGTTTCATCTTCAAATGTAACTACTTTATTAAAGTAATAAGGTACATCTGCGGATAAAAATATATCTTGTAGTTTTATAAATTCTTCTTTATCTAAAAAATTGTCAATTACTTTATACTTTTCACTCATGCGTGATGGTCTTCATATGTACCAAGAATCCAAGAAGTTGAAGTCTCGTCCCACTCATAATATTTTTCTGCTGCTTCTTCTTCACTTGTTAAAGTTGGTTTGGCAATAGGGGCTTGCCAGTCTTTATTACTATCTAAACTCCAACTTGGATAGGGTTGTGGCATTATAAAAACACCATCTACATAAGTGCCGCCTTTAACCGCTTGCCTATCTCCTGTAATTTTTATCCAATTTTCAGCAGACCAGTTTTCATCAGCTACAGAGATAGTTTCAATAACATTTGTCACTGGATTTACTAATGCAAAATAACTCATGCCGCATACCTTATAATAAATAACCCTTCTTTTCCTTTGCCTGCGTTCTTATGTGCCGCTCCACTAGCACCTCCTCCAGACCCAAAAGAAGCCCCACCACTACATTCTACTTGTACACCTCCCCCTGAACCCTTACCTCCATTTCCTCCACCAGTTCCTCCTTGTCCTCCAGATGCAGTGACTGCGTTAGCAGAGCCACCACCCCCAGAAGCTACTATTCCAAAATTAGCTTCTGTAAAAGAGTCAAAATTAGCAAAGGTGAGCAAAGAATCAGTAGCGGAGAGTGCTAATCCCTCTCCGCCTTTGCCTGCTGTAGTACCTTGAGGCCCAGCTTGTCCTGCTTGGGTTGCCCCACCTCCACCACCTCCAAAGTAACTACCACCACCGTTACCTCCCACGTTGGTATTGTCACCATTTGCCGCACCACCTCCTGTTCCTGAATAGTTTGAACCACCTCCAGAACCACCTGCGCCTACAGTCGTAGAATTATTACCTTTTCCTACTCCACCTCCTAAAGTAACTAAAAGGTTAGTACCTCCTGAAGAAAATGTAGTGTCTGATCCATCAGTAGCACTTACAAATGTAGCAGTTGTTCCATCTGCATTTATCGCTCCTGCACCGCCCGCACCAATAACTATTGAATAAGCAGTGTCAGCAGAAACAATAAACTCATTTTCTAAATCAACTTCTCCTGCACCTCCTCCTCCAGCAGCATCAGCACCTCCACCACCGCCACCGCCTATAGAGAAAACATTAATAGTGCCGCCAGCACTAACATTGAAAGTTCCGTTACCCGTAAAAATGTGGTATTTAAAACTACCAACAGTTTTAATTTCATTGCCGCCCGTAGCAACAACTCCACCGCCAGCTCCACTAGCAGCAAAATTAGTAAAAAGTATTTGATGAATGCCTGTCATAATTTAACTCACGTTTCCAGTTATAAAACACCCGCCCGCTGTTACATATAAAACAGTAGCAACTCCGTTAAACCCTAACGATATGACGGCTGTTGCTGATTCTCCGCCCGCTATAAATGCCGTTCCTGCTGCCGATATGGTTGTAGTAGAAGCTGCGGTTTTACCACCAAAGGGTGTGTTTACTAAAGTAAACACCGCACCAGAAGTAAAGGCTGCTGGTAATGTAAGATTTTGAACAGAAGCTGCCGTTCCCGCAAACAATATAAAATTACCATTGTCCAAAGCTGAAGCAGTTGCTGCATCTGTTACCCCTGCACCAAAAACCCTAGAATTAGGTACTGATCTTAAATTACCATCCACATCAAGATAAGTTTTATTAGTTAATGTGGCAGTGCCAACTTGTGAAACTAAAGTAGAACTAGCCCCTTGAGGTAAAAACATTGTATTAGTAACGCCTTCGCTATGAGGCTGTGCTCTAAGCCTTTGACCATGCGAGTTATCATGGCAGTTTAATTGAATTTGACCTTCTACAGAAGAGCCATCTCCTTTTACCTCTACAATTTGTGTTGCAGGGTTAATTGTTAAATTCCCCGATTCATTGTCTATATCACCCTCAACTCCAAGAGTAGAAGATACAGATACAGCACCTTTAACGTTTAATGTTCCCTGTGCCGAAGCATTACCTTGTATATGAAAAGTACCCCCAACCGAAGCGTTGCTAAGAATATCTAAACTGCCTGAACTCGTTGCTGTAGCAAAAGTAAAAGTCCCAGTAACAGAAGCATTACCTGTTACACCTAATGTAGCTCCAACTGAAGCTGCACCAACAACACTTAAAGTTCCTGCATTATCTTGATTGCCTGTAACTGTAAATGCGCCACCTACAGAAGCAGCACCTCCTACGTTTAACGTATTTAGTATATCCATAGAACTCGCACTGTCTACAGCAGACGTAACCGCTGATCCGTCTGTATAAACTATAGCCGCTTTACCCGCAGCAACTGTAGTATGTCCTGCATTAGTTCCCGCCGCTGTGCCGTTTCTTACTGAAACATCAACAGCAAGATTATTCTCTATAAGATAACTTTTTTCAACTGTAGGTAATAATAATATTTGCCCCGCAGTAGCTGAACCTGTTAAATTTAAACGAAAATTTCTACCTTGTTGTAAAGCATTACTGTCAGCAAGCGTTATTGCTACAGTTGCTGTTGCTGAAAAAGCTACATCCGTTGTTCTTGCAATAGCTTCTTCAATAGCAGAAAGATTATTATTAGTTATAGTTCCCCATGCGCCAGAGTTTTCCCCTGTTGCCATGAGTTGAATTTTTAAATCTGGTGACGCTGACGAAGCCATAATGTTCTCCTATGCTGCTTCTATTATTATATTCCAATTCGGGGTTTGGTTTGTATTTACTTCCCCCCACACTAATACTGTTCCTATCTGCCCAGTAGCAGAAAATCCTGAAACTTGTAAAGGTATTTCTGCACTACCTAAATTTGCTGTGCCACTAACCCCCGTTACATTTAGGTTAATCGTGGTTGCAAAAGTAGGAGTTCCTATACCCCCTACTGCTCCTACTCCAGTAACTGATACAGCTTTACCTGTTACTACTACAACAGAACCAAGACCCGCAGTTGCTCCAACACCATCTACGCCTATATCTAATTGAGGTGAACCCCAACCATTTCTTGCCCACGGCCCAGTACTCCACCCTTCGTAGATAGCGCTTGTAGGCATTTTACGCTATTCTAATAATTGCCGCTGCACTTGTTGCCGCAGGAAATACTATTGTAAAATCACCCGCTGACGCTGATTTTGACCCACCAAAGTCTAACACTGCTACTGCTGCATTAGTTAAAGTGGTTCCAGCATTATTAGAGGTAAACGGAGTGCTATTGTAAATCAACGCTCCATCTGCTGCTAAAGTAACATTTAAAAAAGTTAAATCCGCAAAATCTACAAAACCTGATGTAGCGCCTGACGTTACTCCAACCACTGTCAATGCAGAACCTGCTGTTGCATAGTTTGTTCCTCTACATTCACCTGCTGTAACAAATCCAGTTGTAGAAGCATTTAATGTTGCTCCCGAAGAATACAAAGCGAGTTTAAACGTACTAGCTGCACTAGCACCTGTTGGGTGAAAATTGTGCATACTTAACATTAATTCTTGTTTAAATGAAGTACACATTGCTTGTGTAATTGCCATACCTAACTCCCTATTCGTCTAAAATTTTTATTAATTCAGGATGTCCTGCTTGCCTAAACTTATGTGCCAATGTCGTGTTATTACTGCTTATAGCTTCTTTCATGTAGTGAACTATAACTTTTCTAATATTCTCTTTAAATGCTTCTGCTTGTTCTCTAATAACAGGATGTGTTTGACTGCCAACAGATATAATTTTATCTACAGCCCTTTCAGATATTTCTTCTGGAGTGAAGCCTCTATTAGAAGTTGTGTAAACTTTTACATTTCCCCCTAATAATGCGGATGTACTATTTCCTATCATTTGACTTCATACCTCGCTTGTTCTGTTCTATACATATCTTGACGATTTTTACCTTCACTTAATTGTTTAAGTAACGATAAACTTTCATTATACCGTGCTGTATAGTTTGTTAAAACATCAGGTTCTGCTTTTGTAAAAGCAGCAGCTTCTAGTAAAGATCCGTATAATAACAACGAATCAAAATTATCTCCAAGCCATGATGTCCCTGCGGTTACAATAGACTCTGGATAATAAAAGTAATGCAACTCCGTTGAATAGTTTTGATCTGGTGTTGGGCCTACTATATATGTATCATCATCAAACAAAGCATAATGTGTAGGAGTTGCTGTGTCTGTTGGAGTTGGAAATGCTTCTCGAATGAAACTAACATCTTTATTTAAAAGATAACTGTAAGCTCCTGTAGTAGGATCAATTACAGCTAAAGAAAAATTAGCTAACCAATCTGAAGGAGTTTTTAGATATTGATTATTAGCTGTTAAAGACCCTAATACATTCTTTCTAAGATTTAAAAGTTGAACGGAGTTAAACACACGTTGCTCAGTTTGTTCTATAAATGTATTAACTTGTTCAGTGCTGGTCAAAGAAATAGAATTACCATCACTATCTGTAAAAGAAGTGTCAGGGAAATCGTTTTCACAATACCCTTTTATAGTTTCATAAAGAGTAGCGTAATTCATTATGCAAGCCTAGTTGAAGACTTATTACCTTTTGTAGCAGCCCCTGATCCTCGCGTTACAACAGTTTGCGTATTTGGTACGTTATTTGGATACCCGTCAACTTTAGGCACAGGAACTTGCACTGGTTGTTTATAAGTATTAGTATCATTTTTCATAAAACCTCCTAAGTAATTTCTATTGTTACATTGCCTACACCTGTACTAGCAACTAAACTATTTGGTAATCCTAACTCTAAAGGGTCTGCAAACCCTACTGGGTTAAATCCATACTGAAAGTTTCTAGACTTTGATGAAGGAAATCTAGTTAAATCAGGCCGCGGATTACGAACTGCTTGCGGATCTTCTACTGGATACAACCCTAATGATAACTGAGGTTGATCTTTTTCCCAACATGTAGGACAAACAAAAATATTTACTACATTGTTTTTAATTGTTAAAGGTTTTAATTCTTTTAACTTATATCTAAATCCGCATCTATCGCATTCTGCAATAGTGTGTCTGCCAGAACTAAACCTGTTACTCATAGTTAGGTAATAAACATTTGTCGTGGAACAAGTCTATCTGATGCTTTTTCACGATCCTCTCCTGCAGCAAGATCCCATGTTTCATCATACATAGCTTTTAACATTGACAAACGCTCCATTCCATTAGGAACTTTTAACGCTAAGTAATACGCAAGTCCTGCTGTTAGGCATGGTAAAAATCTAAAAGGTACATCAAAACTTACAGCTCCAGTAGATGCGTCTTGTATTCTTCTCATTCTCCAATACACAAAGGTATAGTAATTGCTTTGATCCGGTACAGGCCATACATTTATATTTGGAGCCTGTGTTCCTGTAGGACTAGTAGTGCCAGATTGTCTGTCAATATAAACTTGAATTGGCCTACCTTGATTTAATTTTGAAGGAATGCTTGCATAAGTAGAAACACTTATCCTAGAAATTGTTAAATCTGATTGATTAGAAACACTGCCATCATTTGTTCTAATAACATGTTCTAATAAATCAACAGTATCTATAGGCAAATCATATTGTCCTGTACCCGCTGTCAAAGATATAGACCCTTGTTCAACAGTCCATAAATTAATTCCTCTATTAGCCCAATCTGCAAATAATAAATTTAAAGAACGTCTTGCAGTTTTTAAATCGTATCCAGTACGTAGTTCAGAACCTGCACGTTCAAAAGCCTCTTCAACAATTTCTGTTAAATTAAGATCAAAACTAGAAGTGCCTGAAGTTGTCATTAAGATTTCCTATATGCTTTTGTTTTCTTTGCTATTTTTTTCGGTTGAGCCACATACTGCTTACCTTGCTTCTTACCTTTTCGCTTAGCTCTGCTAGTCGCTCTATACTCTGCATCAGATAATGAGGCAATTGCTTTAGTTGGTAAGTACCTTTCGCCTGTAGCTTTTTTACCTTGTGTGCTAGGTTTCCCACTTTTTGTTCTCCATTTTTGTTTTGTCCAATTTTTCAGAGATTGTTGCGATTTAGCTAAAGCCATGTATTGTCCTATCTAATACGATTACGTCTGCCTCGTAATAAATTACTTAAACCCAATCCACCACCCATATCCATAGCCTGCATTTGACGACTGTCATATGGAGAAGTATTGCCCATACCCCCTTGCATACCTCTCGTATCTTGTAAATAACCATGTAAGCTATTTTTTAGTCCAAATACAGGGCGCATTTCTTGTTGTATATTTTCTAATAAACCTTTAACTCCGGTGTTTATATTATTTATATTAAACCCTCCTTGATTACCAGAGTTACCTTCAAACATAGGAGAAGGAGGAGGAGGAGAAAAAGGAGAAGAAGAAGGTTGTCCATACATCTGTTGCACCTGCCCTCCATTTGCAAAAGAAGAAGCCATTGCCGCAACGCTAGAAGGAGCAGAGGCAGAAGGAGATGTAGTTTGTATAGGAACAGGGGTAAGACTAAGAGGAGTTTGATAAAACTGCTGTCCTGCAATAACAGGCACTCCCTGATTAGCTAGGTTTATTGTAGCTGCTTGCGGATTACTTAAAGGCATTCCGGGAGGTTGCATTCTAGGCTGTGGTGTAAAACCACTTAATGGTTGAATAGCTGAAGTAGCAGGACGATTTGCAATATTAATACCTGCTAATCCTGTTGTAAACGAATCTCTATTTAAGTTAATATTTGAGTTTAAAATATTATTTAATTCTGCTTGAGATGGGGGACGCCCCATTTCTTGTTGAAACATTTCAGCAGCACGATTTCCAAACTCTCCGCCTGTAATAGCTGTTTGTCTAAACGTAGCTGCATCTTGAATAGCATCAGGATCTACGTCTCTGTAATACTTATACGCATCTAAACTAGGATCTCGACCTAATACATTTTGAAATTGTTTTACAGTATTATCACTTCTTAATTCTGGAATAACTGATTCAAAATATTTTTGAGCTTCACCTTCATCTAAAGTTGCACCAACAGCTTTTCGGGCTTTCATAAAATCCCCATACTCAGTTGGAGCTGCGCCAAAAACATCTTGATATGCT